GATCCGGCTGCGTGTTCCGATTTTCCACCCGTTTTCTTTTGTTGGGATTGTAAGTCCTTAACGTATTTTTCAACGGCTTGGCCTACAGAAAGAGAGTGAGTTTGTTGCAGTCCAACGATTGAAGAAAGGATCGCAACCATGCCATTTTGAGGAACCTTTGTCGCGTCAAAATGGAAATGTTCTACAAGTGTTGAAATAATTAATCTAGCTCTATCGGGTTTGATTCCGACCGCAGTAGCGATCGCATCGAGGTCATAGGTTTGCTGTGTTTGTGTTGTCATAGTCCTTTTACTCTGATATCGTTCAAAATTCTTTCACGAGTTCGGGTTCTAGCCCGGTTTCGATATTCAATTAACTTGCTTGTTGCCTCTGCGGAAATCATTCCGTCGTGGGGTTGAAAATCAAATTCTTCAGGAGATAATACGCTTCTTAAATCAGCGCATAAAAGGCGAAGATGGTTGACCGAGATCCCTAATATAGAGGCAACTTGCTCACGGGTATAGTGGGTTATTTCCTCAATACTTGCGCTCCTCATAGTCGGTTGTTAATCGTTTAAGTTTGGTTTCATAAGCGAAATATTTCGTTCGCTTGATACTTAAGATAAGGGTGATTCAATGGATCATCAATGCGCTTGTGAATTCGCTTGCGAACAAACTAAAAACCCCTGGACTCAAACAAAAGATCCAGGGGTTTAAAGGGTTATTTTTATTTTGTGGTGTGTTCTTGGTAAACCCTGTATGCGTCCTTTTTGGCTCTTCGAGAGGGGTTGCGATAACCGCAATTCCATTGCCTTACTATTGAATCAGAATAGTCCATTTCTTCTGCTATTCGTTGTAACGTCCATTGCGGAAAATGTTGTTGGAGGAATCTTGCGGGATTGATGTTATCGATGTCGATGTCTTGTTGTAACATTGGTTTAGCCTCAACTTGGGTTTAACGAACTGGTTGGGGTTGGGGTTGATCGGCTGTCATCCGGTCAGCCCCTTTTGATTTGTGATACACTGATTATACACAAGCTACACACAAATTGTACACTATTAAGAATATGACAATAGACGAAAGGACACGATTAGGAATATTGATTCCTGCATGGCACAAAAAATTATTGTATCTATGGGCTGGATTAAAAGGAACTAGCCCCACTAATTTAGCGGGAAATATAATACAAGCTAGGATAGAAGCCAACCTAGATCAAATAATGTTAATGGCAGATTCAAGAGCCAAGGATCTAGGGATAACAACAGAAGAATTTATAGATAGAATCGTAGGTAATAATTCAGATAGCGATAATTGACAATGCTGTCCCGTGCCGAACTAAGATTTGCCGAACTTTGGGATCTTCTTCACCCTGATATTGATCTTCACACCGAATACAGGTTTACCCCTCCCCGTCGATTCCGCTTTGACTTCGCCTCTATCGATTCAAAAGTAGCAATTGAAATCAATGGCGGCAACTGGATTCGCGGACGGCATACTAGAGCATCAAATCTATCTAATGAATACGAGAAGTTGAACCTTGCCACGTTGAACGGTTGGCGGGTGTTCGTGCTATCTCCTGAGATGATTAACGAGGATTGGTTATCAAGAATTGCTTCCTGTATTAAAAATTAAAATTGCTAACTTATTGAGTTTTAATTATAATATCAAAAGCCTTTTAATTCGGGAGTAAAGCAATGACAAATTCCATTATGGAACCCAATAAAATCTTCAATCCAAATGGTAATGATGACATTAACCATCGTTCAATTTGGTATGGAGAAACAACCAATTTAATGCAATTGAATGATGTGCGTTATTCTTGGGCTGTTGGCTTGTATAAACAACTACGTGAGCAATTCTGGATTCCAGAAAAAATCGACATTACCCAAGACGTTAACGACTACCGAAATTTAACACCCGACGAGGAAAGAGCTTATGATGGAATTCTTTCTTATTTAACGTTTTTAGATAGTATACAGACTTGTAATATACCACACCTAAAAAGCGTTGTAACGGCTCCTGAGATAGCATTGTGCATGGCTGAACAAACTTCTCAGGAAGCCATGCACAATCATTCCTACCAACTTATGATAGAAACTATTATTCCAACAGAAAAAAGGAATGTTATATATGATTTCTGGAGAACCGATACACTCCTTTTTAAACGCTGTGAATTCATTGCAAGTATGTATCAAAAATATATTGATACACTATCAGAAGAAAGTTATTTTGAAGCTTTAATGGCTAATTTTATCCTTGAAGGTATATATTTCTACTCAGGCTTCTGCTTCTTCTACAACCTATCTTCAAGAATGTTAATGTCAGGTTCTGCTGATATATTTAAACTCATCAACCGTTAAATTTTCATAGCGGCTTTTTGTAGAAATACAAATCGAAAACCCCTCTAATTCAGGGAACATCTCATAAGAGAAAATCCTGAGCCAAGCGGAAAAGATGAACTCTCTCATGCTATAATTAAATCATTATACACAATGGTTTAATTATGCGTAAGAAACACCCTAATCTACCATACGAATTATCCCAAGACGGTTTAATATACAAATCAAGAACTCCAGGCATAAAAAAGACAACTAAAAGCAAATATGGATATCATTTTATTAGTTATGCTGGAACAACCTTTCTTATTCATAGACTGATTTGGGAAACGTTTGTAGGGGATATTCCAAAAGGGTTACAAATCAATCATATTGATGGTAACAAATCTAATAATAGACTTTCAAACCTTGAATTAGTCACACCTGCTGAAAATATACACCATGCTTATAAAATAGGGCTAAAGACAGGAAATTCAGCAGAAACCAATTCAATGGCTAAACTAAGTAATGACCAATATCTTTCAATGATTCATGAAATTGTTAATGGTGCAACAAACGATGAAATAGCAGAAAAATATGGTTTGCATTCTCGTTATGTATCATTAGTTAGACACAAGAAGCGTCTAAAAGTTTTATGGGAAAAATACGAAAAAGATAACGGTTGTATCAAAGTTAAAAATAGTCCGGGTTTGAATAGTAAAATACCGATTGAGTTAAGGGTTGAAGTTATTAAAAGATTACCAAACTTCACTAATAAAAAATTAGCTCAAGAATTAGGTATAGACCCGTCTACTATTAGCAATGTTCGTTACAAGAAATCATGGTTAGATGCGTGGGAGATAGTTGATTCCGAAGGTGCAACGACTAGCGAAAGCGTAGGGTCAAGTGACTCGAAACGAGGGGCTTCCTAATAATAATAGGAAGGTGATATAGTCTAATCTAATAGGTGACTATTAGCAGTTCTTAGAGAACGGGTAAGGATTAACGAACCTTATTGAATATTATGGATGAACTTTCTCACGTCCGGTTATACCAAAAAATCATCCCTGAAGCAATGCAAACGTTCCCACATTCAATAGAAAAAATTTATGAAATGTTTGATAATGCGGTCAAGCATGAGATTTTGTGGGTTAATCATATTGTAGGCAATAATATTTTAGGAATCACCGAATCCAGTACCGAGCAATATATTAAATATCTTGCTAATATTCGATTAAAATCCATTGGATTGGAACCGCTTTACACCGATCCGATTTACTTTAAAAACTGCTACTCTCACCTGGAGAAAATAGCAGATACAGGGAAGGAAGCAAGTGTGAAGGCTAACTTCTTTGATAGTGGTGTTACCAGTTACGTGATGTCTTCTGGTGTTGACGGCTGGGAAGAGGTTTAAAAATTTTTAACCCCTAGCGATCGCAGCAGTCGCTAGGGGTTAAAAGTTGTCAATCAATTCCCCCTAATTAACAAACTTGATTTGCTCTTTTTCTAGGAATTGAAACCATTGTTTTTGTGTTGGAGCCAACTCTCTATTTAAAGGGTGAGGAAACACTCGCCGAGCTATCTTGGCTGCTGCGATCGCCTCTCTCTTGGTTGGAAAATAACCGGGGATTTTTAACCCGCTAGGGGCGTGAGTGACAACCCAGTAATCGCCCTCGTGGCGGTTTATTGCCAACCATTTTCTAACGGTTGCTTTAACTGGGATTTTCCCATAGATGGTCTGGGTTACTATTTTTTTTCTCATGCTACCTCTGTTTGTTAATCACTGATGCAGGTTCTCCAATCCACTCCTCTTGAATCCTGTATTTCCCTCCGTTTTTGGTAAGTTCTTCAAATTTACGTCGAGCGTCGTTAAGTCGATCAAAACACCCAATTATTGCCACTGGATGATCGACTTTTAAAATTGAATAACCGATAAGTTTGCCCATTATGTTCCTTAATTTGATTGTTGTTTTCCCCAACATTCGTTACACAATTCGTCGCCAGACCCCATAAAACACCAAGGGACTAATCGAGAACATTTTTCACACTCATCCAAAACAGGAACTAAATGACTTGGTTCTTGACAGTCCGCATTAGAGCAGTTGTCACACTCGCACTCAAAAAAATAGCAACTTATTGTTTTACATTGGCAATAAATTGGTTTTTTTGTGCCAACTTCACAAGCTGTTTTTTGCAACAGATTGAACAATGTAGGAGAAATAGTTGAAAGGGTTGCACTCATTCTATGAAGTCTCCTGGGGTCAATTCACTAACAAGTGGGCTAAAATCGTCAGGGAGTGGAGCCACGATTTTCCCAAGGGATAAAACAAACACTAGCGATCCTTGCTCAATTGTCCCCTCGCTCCATTCCGGGTTAGGGACACCCTTACCAATCCCTAAGAGCTCAACCGTAACGGACGGGACGCTGTTCCCGTATCCGTTGGTAAAGCGGATATGGGTTAACGGCTTATCAAACCGGGTTTGATAATATGGCTTGATTTCTCGATATTCCTCCTTTTTTTCACCAGAGGAAATCATATCGAACCATTTCTTTTTGATGGGTAGGATTAGAGTTTTCATTGTTAATTAATAACTACGATCATCGGAGTCGGGAAGGAGATTAAATGTTTCCTCCTTCCACTTTTCCAAAAGTCTATAGTTCTCCGGTGTTGGCTCACCGTCGTTATTTTCGCCGAAGATTTCAACCGCTTTTTTTAAAGCAGTCAAGGCGTTGTCGAAGGATAGAGGGAAATGAAATAACTTCAATCCTTTTTGGGTATGGTAAATCGTCCATTTGCCTTTATCCCAATGGTCAGTTATTCCCCAATTTCCTATGGCGTACCCTTCTACTTCCTGATATTTAATTGTGGGGAAGTCAGGGTAGAATCGGTTTCCTCCAACAAAATTTGTTGCAATCTTAAAGGTTGTCTTTTTCATTTTTCTTTCCTCCGGTTGGGGGAATTTCACCCCCAGAATTATTGATTAAAATGGGAGAGATTCTTTGGCGATCTCCGAATCAGATGGCGGTAAAGCGGCTAGTATTGCTTCCGGTCGGATTAATGGTCGCTTGGGCTGTAAACCCTGCCAAACAAATTCTTTCGTTTTTACGTCGTATCCTACGAAATACTCTTTCCAATTTTCGAGGACTGGGACTTCATAGCTAACAACCTTGCAGGCTGGTGATTTTGTTTTGTCTCCCGCCATTTCCCGCTTAACCTCAAAAGCAAATACACACAAGGACTTGAATGTCATGGCTTTTTCACTAGCAGGGATTCCGCAAGTAATAGCGTGGCAGGTTGTAATTTTCTGGATAAATTCCTGCCATTTCTGTGAAAATGACGCTTGAGCCGCGCCTTTGAGTTTTAAACTCAAAGGAACTTGATGTAGAGGCTTATTTTCTTTGTCTAGCAACATAACTTCAAAGGCTTGAAAGTTAGTAAAGTTTTCATCTGCTCCATGCACGGCTTTTTTGTAGTAACCGGTGAAAACATTATTCTGTTGTTCTTTAGATGCAGATTTATCTAATGCTAAAACCGGAGTCCGAGGGCATACCAACATCCGCATTTTATTAAGCAAAATGCCTTGCTCGGTTTCTCCTGAACTTTCAAATGAATAGTCAACCAATGTTTTTTCGTCAAAGTCTAACCATCCAGCTTTAGCAGCTTGATTTATTTCAATAAAATACCCGCATTCTTTAGGTGTTGCCCCTCTTAATGCTTGAATACGAGGAAGTAGTGCGTTAGGGTCTAAATACTCCTCAGACGCAAACTCATCTTGGATCTGCATTGATTGGTCTTGAATTACTGAAGTCATAAAATTGTTGATTTGTTTAGTTTCTGTTTGGGCTCAATCGCACCGCCCCAACGCCCCACAATCGCACTATGAGGCGTAAGGGAGGGCGATTAGGGGGTATCACAATTTCCATTTATATAACAATCGTCTTCTTCCTCTTCCTCCTCTTCCGTATAACCCTTTTTATCTAATTCTTCCCAGAGAGACTCTGCATCTTCTACACAAAATTTTGCTGCATTTTTTCTTTCCCAGTAGGGTTCTTTGCTAATAGATACATTGATCTTGGATGCAACCATTAGTCGAATAGAGGCTTGTTGAATAAATTCTGATTTGTTCATAACTTCCTTAAATTGTTGATTTGTTTATGGGCTAATCGCACCGCCCCAACGCTCCACAATCGCACTATGAAGCGTAAGGGAAGTTGATTATTTACCAGTAAATAGCCAATTCTTTCAATTTTTCAAGCTCGGATTCATAACCGGATTGCCCCATAGAAAACAGTTTGATTGTTTCGACGGGCGTAAGGTTTTCAATCCGTTCTTTTGCCGATTTTATGTGTCCCATTCTTACGTTTTCGAGAATTCTTATTGCGACTTCTACCATTTCTTGATGTGTTTGCATTGTTTTTACTCCGTTATTTTGTAGTGATATAGGGGGAATTTCACCCCCTAATTTTTATTCAGATTTAGTGTTGATAAGTTGGTTGAATTGATCCATTTCCCCTTGAGGAACTTGATCGAGAATCTGGGGAATCAACCGATCATCGATTTCATAACATCGGTCGTTGTGTTTCAATTCCTGATAGGCATTAATAGGAATTGTAAGGTTTGATACTCATTACGCCGCCTCCACTTCCCAACTACGCTCAATTAGCTCGGAGTGAGCGAGGTAGAACGAACCGTGTAACGAATGGGAGTATTTAAAACCGGTGGCGGTTAGGACTTCGGTGACTGCAAAAAAGTCTTTTCGGTATTGGATGATATATCCTAATTTTGTTCCATGTTCCCACACGGCTGTTCCAAATTCTTTAGCTAATTCAACGATTTTTTCAGTGGTAGGTAGTTCGGTAGGGGATTCGGATGGGGTATTCATTTTGATTTTTTCCCAATAGTGGAAGAGTTGACTAACCGACAGCATGGTTGCTCGGTTATTAGTTAACAAAAATCGTAAAATGTCACCCTTGATTTGCACTGACTCGATGTCGGAAGCAGAATACTGAATTGATCCAAAGCTGTCGTAAGTTAAGATTTTGGCGATCGCTTCTTTGTCCGCTAACAAAGAATGAATCTCATGATCTACTTGATTTGTTTGGTCTATTGCTGTTATCATGGTTTTATCTGATGGGGTTTTCCCTGTGTTGTACGAGCGGTTGGCACTGATTCGAGGTCTGGTGTCAGCCGCTTTTGGTTTTGTATCTACAATCTTATAATCCGGTTATAAGATTGTCAAGGGGTATTTCAAAAATTTTTCACGACCACAGACGGGAAAACCGAGGTAACGTCACAACCAAGATTAGACAACAGAGTATCTAACTTCTCGCGGCTTACGGCTTCAACGGCTCCAAACTCTAACTTGATAATAGTAGGCTCGGAAACAATCCCACCAGTCAACTCAGCCAACTGTCGTCGCGATAATTTTTTGGAGTTTCTGATACTCTTCAAGGTTGTTCCGGCTTTCTTATCCCATGCAATCAACAAGACCCGACTATAGGGAACCATAATCTTTCCATCTCCATCTCCATTCTTATCTCTTCTTATATTGACATTATAAGATTCTTGATTTACCATAACAATAGTCTCGGAATTTGGCAAGACGTTTTTGCCGAAACACACACCCTCTAGTCCTAGCAAGCACAAGGGGATTCGGTTTTTGGCTTGAGCATTGCTGAAATCTTAGAGAAAAAAAGCTACTTTTACGAGAATTGCTTAATAAGTAATCTCACGGAGTTACGCTTGGAAACCTTTTGAAGTGGAGGATGTAGCGATGCGATAGGGATAAACCAAGAATTTGTTTGTTGTTCAAAAAGTTAGGGAGAAAGGTTAAAAACCCTTCCCCTGGCTTTCTTAAAAAAGTTTTCTCAAGTATTGCATTGATTTTTCTGAATCAATAACACCCATAACCCCTAATGGGTGTCACCCCTCACTCGTAAAAATGCCCATACAACCTGTTGCACCCAGGTTGTGCCTTTCGATTTGAAACACCATGACCAAATCAACGATGACACCAGCATTGATAACCCTTTTTGGGTTGCTTTTGATTCTTCTAATTCAGGTGAGTAGCCTGTGCCTGTTGATCCACTTCGCCATGTTCTCGGAACGTGGATCGGGAAGAATCACGGCTAAAACTGAAACAACTGAAGCCCCCTCCCCTGGGGATGGCAGAAGAGATGCCTAATCCTAATTACAGGCTCTTAAACCTCCGACGTGACTTGGAACGACGGAATCTAAGCCAACTCAAACAACTAGCAAAAAAACAAGAATTGGGTGTTAAGGATGCGGCGGCAATAGGGAGTGCCCAACGCCGATCTACTTGGATTAAATTGCTGATTCGGAACGCACCGCAGCAACAACCTCAACCGGAAAAGCCTAAACCGGAAAAGCCTAAACCGGAAGTTAAAAAACACAAACAACCCGCAATCAAGCAAAGAACTGTCTACGGGTTGAGACGGCTTCCTGTAATTAAAACAACTGTTTACTCCTATGGGGGAGTTAAATCATGAAAATCGAAATACCACTTTTTCTGGATGATATGCCTCTATCTCCAGAAGCATTTAGGGTCTATTTTGCGATCGCTCGAAGCATGGCGGAGTTTGAGGAATTTCCGTCAATCGAGGGTATCACCGCCCGGTGCTTCGGGAAGAAATACGCATTGGGCCGGACGCATACAACCTTGGCCCTGACTGAGTTAATCAAGCGGAATTTAATCAAGGGCGAACCCGGTAGCTACCAAATCACGCAGCCTGAAGAGTGGAAGATTCCGGGGGGTGTGGCGTGAAAGTCGTCAGAAGTAAAACCCCATCAATTGAAGGTATTCTGTCCAATTCAATCTTAAGTTTTAAAGCAACGGGGTTGTTGTTGGTTGTTTTAAGTCAACAAGACCATGAAGGATTGGACTTTAAATTTTTACGAGACGTTAAAAACGATGGCTCTCTTTCAGTTTTAAGTGGATTGTCTGAGCTTGAGAGAGAGGGTTATTTACTTTACTTCCGATGGAGAGACGGACAGGGAAGATGGGAGTCTGAATATGTTTTCTTTGAGACTCCCCAACTTAGGGACGAATACCTCCGAATGCTTTCGGGCGAGGAAAAGCAACGCCTTTCAGTTATTAGCAAACCCACCAAAAGAGGTGCAGCATGAAACCCTCTATTCTAGCTGCTTTTACAGAAGCAATACCCTATATCCCTGGACTGAGACAACAAACAGGGAGTGTAGTCTCAGCAATCCTTATGATGCAACTTGAATATCGTTTTGCCAAGTATCCAGAAGGATTTTATAAGTTTTTGGAGCCACCTCAAAATGGACATCAAGACTACAGAGATGGGGACAGTTGGGTTGAAGAATTGGCTTTTTCCAAGGATGAGTTTAGAACGGCGTTTGACAAAATTGGAGTCCGTTACAGTTCTAAGTCTCAATACGAAGAAGCCAAGGTTAAAGGATCAGAGTTTGGGGAAGGCTACTATTGCTCTTACCTTGATCGTCAATTGGGTCTGACTTTCTATTTCCGCAATCACGACAAGGTAAACAACCTGGTTTCTCGTGTCGAACCAAGTCAAAAATCGATGGGGTTCCGCCCTCGAAAATCCAGAAATCAACCATCAGAAGTTGGATTACGGGAAATCGGGAATCCCAATTTACGGGAAATCGGGAATCCCAATCTCTGTAAATCGGGAATCCCAATCTCTGTAAATCGGGAATCCCAATTTACCGATCCTTATATAGATATTTCAGAAAAGACTTCAGAAAAGACTTCAGAAAAGATCCCCCCTACCCCCCAAGGGGGAACCGGACTTTTCTCTCAAGAAGGGGAAAAGTCAACAGGAGAGGAAGACCGCAACCGCAAGATAGTTGAACCTCCTCAAGTCTTAAAACAGGACTTACCTGAACAAATCAAGTCTTCTTCCGGTGATCAGACTTCCCCCGCGCCGACACCAATTTTTAGTGTCCACAAGAAGGAACATCAGGATCGGATTGTGGCGGTATACCAATCCAACAAACCCGCCGCGTGGTTGCCCGTTAATAACCTCCACAGGGATATCAGAGTGATGGTGGATAGCCTTTTATCCTCTGAGAACTTTCAAGGCGATTTAGAGGCATTTTTGACGCGCTTAGAGAATGCGCTGAAAGAAATCAATGATCCAACTACCAAGTTCGGCTGGTTCCGTAATCAAGGAAATCTGGGACTGAGAACCCTACTATCCAATTACGGTCGGCATTTGATGGAGATTTCCGATCGCTTTCTTGAGCGACAAAAACCACAAGTTCAATCCAACACGCTCCCCGATTGGGCCTTAGAAGCTCAAAGGGAAATTGAAGCCAGACAACTCAAAAAGGCAGGTTAAAAATGGACATCAACATCTTGACTAAAAACATCCAAGACCTTCAGGCACACTTCACAAAACTGCAAAACTTATCCCCCCGAACCCTAAAAGCGTGGTGTGTCCACTTCAGCGAAAATCTCACAGAAATCCAACTAGAGCGAGCCGTTGACGCGGCATTGGTTAAGTATGGCTGTGATCACGACCTATCAGCGCAGCAATTAGTCGAGTTAGGGCGAGGAGCTCCATCGGAGCAAAAAGAATTCAAGCCAGAAGTAATCGAGGTGGGAATTTCACCCGAACAAGCCGCCAAGAATAAAGCACTTCTGAACGAATTGATCGCCACACATATTAAAAAATCATTAAACGGAGCCGTTAACAAATGATTAACCTGCAAAACATAGAAGCGGAAGAAGCGGTTTTAGGGGGAATTCTTCTCGATCCAGAAGCTATTAGCCGGGTGGCTGAAACATTACAACCCGAATCCTTTTCTCTCAGACAACACCAAATGATTTTCAAAGCAGGATTAGCCCTGCATTCTCAAGGTAAACCTACCGATTTAATGACCGTTTCCTCTTGGTTAGCGGATCAAAAATTGCTAGAGCAAGCGGGCGGACAATTAAAATTAGTTCAATTGATCGGCGGTACTGTTTCCGCTACCAATATCGATCAATACGGGTTATTGATTTCTGACAAACAAGTCAGAAGAGACTTAATTAAATCTGCTTACAAAATTATTGAACTGGCAGAAGATACAAGCCAAGATTTAGAGACGATTCTCCAGAAATCTGAGGAGCAAATAGCCAGTATTTCTCAGGCCAGATCTGAACAGGATTTAGTCCCGATTGGCGAAACCTTGATCGACACTTTTCAGGAGATTGAGGATCGGAGTACGGGAGCTATTCCCCCTGGTATTCCCTGCGGCTTCTATGATTTGGATGCGATGACAGGAGGTTTCCAACGTTCGGACTTGATAATCGTGGCGGGAAGACCGTCAATGGGCAAGTCCAGTCTAGCGGTGAATTTTGGATATGCGATCGCTAAAAAAAGATTGCCCGTTGCAATCTTCAGTTTAGAAATGTCCAACGGGCAATTAGTTCAACGGATGTTATCGAGTGAAGCAAAAATTGAAACTAACCGCATTCGTTCAGGTCAAATTCGAGAGTCCGAGTGGGAGCCTCTGACCGAAGCTATTAGCAACTTAGCTGAATTGCCAATTTACATTGATGATTCAAGCAATCCCAGTGTTGGCGAAATAAAGAAAAAAGCCAAAAAAGTACAGATTGAAAATGGTGGAAAACTGGGATTAATTTTGATTGATTACCTGCAATTAATGGAGGGAGGAAGCGATAACCGGGTGCAGGAATTATCAAGAATTACACGCGGGTTAAAAGGGTTGGCAAAAGAGTTGGACGTACCTGTTATTGCACTATCTCAATTAAGTCGAAGCGTTGAACAACGCACTAACAAGCGCCCAATATTATCAGACTTGAGAGAATCGGGAAGTGTCGAGCAGGATGCGGATTTAGTGATGATGATTTATCGAGATGACTACTATAATCCCGACACTTCAGATCGAGGGATTGCGGAAATCATTCTAGCCAAACACCGGAACGGCCCCACCGGAACCGTCAAACTTTTATTTGATAACCAGTTCACCCAGTTCAAAAATTTAGCGAGATCTAATTAATGAACACCAAAACTTTACAGCCTGATTTTGGCAGAACAATAACAGAACACAGACGAAAATCAAGACTTTCTCAAAGGCAAATTGTAGAAATCTTGCAACAAAAAGGGATCGAAATTACCTGGCAGCAATACTCAAAAATTGAAAACAATCGACTTCTTCCTAGTCAAGATTTAATCGATTCCCTCTCAGAAATTCTTAGTATTAACAAGGATTAAAATGCCACAGCATCAGCTTTATGGACTCAGAGGAAAAGCCTACGTCGCCAAATATAAGCGACTTTACGAAGAATTAAAGGACACAATTGAACAGGACGTTAACAAGGTTAAAACTGAAACCGGAAAATTCAACTTTAATGACTTTGGAGCTTTGTGTATGAAATATCGAATCCCTGCGTCGGCGATGGATCAATATTTAACTGAAATTCTCCCGAATTGGGGACATGAATATGCGATCAGAAGTCACCGCATAAAACTCAGAGATATTGGAATTGTTTGGAGTGACGACTAATGGACAAGCTTGGATGGGAAGATTTAGGAAGTATTATCAATTGGTTCTACGAACAACAAAAACAAGGTAAAACTTCCTTTAAAGTTCAGGAAATGCGGGACAAATTTAAGCTTAATATCGCAAACGCAAACACCCGAATAAAACGGCTTCTTAAGTTTGAAATCATTAAGCCATTGACTTACGGGAGATACGAAACAAACCCTTTATCACCTGAAAGAATCCAGGAGATTAAAGACAAAATCATCCCCCCTAATCCCATTTTTAAAACCTATTATTTCAGGGGAAGACAGCATACCGTCGAATGGATTTACCAAAAGTGTAATCCCCCGATGTCCCTCCAATATTTTGCTCAAAGACTTCAACGGGGATGGTCACTTAAAAAAGCATTAGAAACGCCAACTAGAAAATACAAAGAGAGGACAATTAATCATGACAGGTAGAGGTAGACCCTGGACAGATAAAGAAATTGAAAGACTGCTTATCCTAAGAAATGAGGGATTAGCATTTTGTCAAATTGCTAAAAAACTAGGAAGACCCATTTCGTCAACCAAGGGGAAATATCACAATATTAAAAACGTCAAAGTCTCCGATAACCCGAAGCGTGATTGGTCGAGCGAAGAGATTGAGTTGTTAGTAGCTTTGTCCGAAACTTTACCCCGGACAAAATTATTAATAGCTTACAACAATGCGGCTGTTAGCAATGGGTTTGTTAAGCGTTCGATTCCCTCTATTCGGAAGCAATTACACAAGCTCGGACAAAGCATGAAACCTCAAATGGGTTGGTATACTATTGAATCAATTTCAATAGGACTAGGATTCTCTCGACACAAAGTCAAAAGTTGGGTGAATACCGGAAAAATCAAAACCCACAACGAGGGAAAGCACACTTATATTCGCACTAGCGATTTAATTAAATTCATTGTGGATCATCCCACTTGTATCCTCAATATTTGTGAAGATGGCTTGCAGTGGTTCTTAGCTCTTTTGAAAGAAGAAAGGGAGGCTAAATAATGCCTACCTCAGCAACATTGTTCACAGGCGGTGGCGGTGCAGATATTGGGTTAGAAATGGCGGGTTTTCACTCCCTATGGGGAATCGAACGAGATGAGGGAATCGCAGCCGCCGCCCAATTGAATTTACCCGAATCCCAAATTATTAATGCTTGTGTCTCCCAAGTTGACCCCCGGCTTTTAGAGCCAGTAGATCTATTGTGGCTTTCACCCCCTTGCCAACAATATTCACAAGCCCGCAGGGGTGATTTAGAAGATCACCAAGACAAAGACGCAGGGGTATTTTGCCTCCCCTATATTGAAGCCCTTTGTCCGAAGTGGATCATTCTTGAAAATGTTCCGGGTTATGTCAAAGCAACATCCTTTAAAGAAATCCTGGGATGCCTGCAACGATTAAATTATTTTTTCCACTGGAAAGTCATAAACGCGGCTGATCATGGCGTTCCTCAAAACAGAAACCGCTTGATTTTATGGGCAGTCAGAGAGGGTTTAAAACTCCCATTTTTCCCAGTTCCTCAACGTCGGATCGGATGGTATGAAGCCATATCTTACAATCTGACCGCGTTGCCCGATTCAAAATTAGCGGACTGGCAAATCAAACGATTAGAGCAAGTCAAGGACAAGCTAACAGGAATCAGTCTGGTAGATGTGGGCAAAAATTGCACCCGTCCGGCAACAGTCAAGCCCAAAGACGAGCCGAGTTTTACTATTACAACGGATCACGTCAATAGCCACGCTCCCTTAGTCTTGATGCCTCGATGCGGAGCCAATATTCAGTCCGCTACCCCATCTTTACCTCACGAACCAAGCTTTACAATCCGTGCTTTTGGAGAGGGTCGCAATACCCACTGGGCTGATGTGGTGAATTTGGAAGACTTAACCGCTAAACAAATCACCCCCGAAATTAGCGCGATTCTTCAGAGTTTCCCTGAAAGCTACCTCCTCCCAGAATCCAAATCTCTAGCCCAACGGATTATCGGAAATGCAGTTCCCCCGCTATTAGCTAAAGCTTTGGGGACGGCTTTGATTGAATCCAAAGCTGTTTAAAAACATCAACAACACGGAGAAAACAAATGTCAAACATCGAATGGACAGGAGAAACTTGGAACCCAATTATTGGATGCTCAAAAATTAGTGCTGGATGTCGAAATTGTTACGCTATAAACCAAGCTTTTCGTAACTGGAAAATGGCGGAAGGATTGCCAGAAAATAAGCGAGGGCGGTTGGCTTATTACGAAGGATTAACAAAAGGGTTTGACGACTGGACAGGAAAACTTGTCTTTGTTCCTGAAGCGTTAGAGATTCCCTTAAAACGCAAGAAACCTCAGACATATTTTGTTAATTCAATGTCCGATATGTTCCATAAAAATGTTGAGGATGAATGGCTTGATGAAATCTTTGCTGTGATGGCATTGACCCCACAGCATACTTATCAAATTTTGACTAAACGACCGGAACGAATGCAGGAATATTTAAGCAATTCAGAAACAATTGAACGAATTGAAGAAGCGGGCTATGAGTTTTCTCACAATATGGATTGCTTAAATAACTGGCCCTTCCCGAATGTTTGGCTTGGTGTTTCAGTCGAAAATCAGAAAGTGGCTGATGAACGAATTCCTTTGCTTTTAGAAACACCCGCAGCAATTCGATTTCTAAGTTGTGAACCGCTATTGGAATTTGTCGATCTAAGTCGTTGGCTACCAATTCAATTAGAGGAATGTGGGTGGGAATATTGCCCGGAAATGGCTTCTCTGACTTTTGATTGGGTGATTGTTGGAGGGGAAAGTGGGCGTGGTGCGCGACGGTGTGATGTGCAATGGCTAGAGGAAATCACCGAACAATGCTTGGCTGCGGATGTAGCAGTTTTTGTTAAACAGTTTGGCTCTAAACCCACAGGAATCGATATCAAGCTTTCCGACAAAAAAGGCGGAGATTTTAATCAGTTCCCTGAGTCTCTTCAGTTTCGACAAATGCCAAAACAATTAGGAGTCTAACACTATGACCGCAGCAACTAACAAAACGATTGAAAGGAATTTAAGGGTGGGGGAATGGGTTGAATTAAACCCCCACAAACGCCGACCATCTTACTTGATAAAAGGATCGGCGTGGCAAGTTGAAAGTTTTAATACACTTAAACAGACTTGCCAAATTACTAACTGTAAGGAAGGGGAATTTCACAGATCGGAAATCCTTGATTTTGAGGAAATTTCCGATTCTTCCCCATTCAAGAAAACTGATATTGTCCAACTTAAAACCGATGCTCGGTATATTGGGCGAGTCATTAATTGTCAGGGTAATAAAATCAAGGTTCAATGGGCTTATGGAGGGCAGCAACAGACCCTTGATTCAGACAAGATTATCTTATTTATTAAGATGATCAAAGGTGAGCAAATCGTTCTCAGTTCTTATCCGTTTAAAAAAGGCGATCGCGTTCACACCACAGACAAGAATTTTGGAAATGTGATTTTAACCGTAAGGGAATGTTACCCCTCTGGTATGGTCGGATTATCGTGTTCTTTTGATAGCCATTTATCCCTTCCCGGTATTGGATTAACGATTGTTGAGGAGGTGAGTAACGATGCTTAAATCTTCAATTTTATTCACAGATCCACCTCGACAAATTGAACCTGATGGACAACTTTTAATATTCTGGGTTGACGAAGAACCGCCCGATCCAGATGACTTTAAATCTCTAAGAGAGTACGAAAATCAGCATAAGATTTGGGCGGAGACTTACCCCGAATTGAATCAAGCTTTAATTCATCGCAATAAACAAATAGAAGAGAGGATCAAATGTAATGGTTAAAAAGTATAAATCAGTTTCCCGTGAACTCTTTGCAAAAGCTAAATCATTGGGATTGTCAACTTCATTCGATCAAATTTTGCCAGATCTTCGGGATAGCGATCGCCTAAGAAACTCCTCTCCTTATGATGTCGATGATCGGTTATTTGCATATATTCCAGACAGTCAAAACGAATAATTTCTAACACAAAAAACCGGATTAACAGCAATTAATCCGGTTATCAAACCCAGTTATTTTAGGAGAGGATTACTATGTCCAGAATAGCACAAAAAGGATTTGGAAAACCAAAACTAACAGAAACTCACCAAACCTTTAGGGTTGAATATAAAGCCGTCAACCCTAACGATCCCGATGATGAGCAAGACATTGAAACCGTTTTTTATAAAGTTCCTTTGAGCAAAGGAACCGCAGAGGATAGACGGTATTTAGTCGCTGCTACTGTTGCCTGTTATTTTGAATCGGAACAAGGAAAAGAGAAGGGGGTTAATCTGGCTTTTATCTGGAATTCAGAAGCCGCTAATTTTGAGCCAATGTGTCAGCTGTCGTCCATCCCAATTCCAGGGGCGCAAGTTCTGAATCTTGCAGGATTAAATGTTGAGAAAAGCTTGAAAAATCTAAGTAAAAAAGTTAAGGGGGTTTAGAATAATGTTCGGAACAAAGTATGAAGTGGCGAAAATCCTTAGTCTTGGAAATCCTGATAGTGTCAAGCACTATCACAAACGATGGATCGATGGCATTCACTTCTATAAATGCCCAGGGGGGAGACAATCAGGCTATAGGTATAATATCCCTTTGATTGAGCATTGGCTTCAGTGCCATGAAAATCTTGATAGTAGGGAACACATTAACGCGATGGCTGCTTATCAAAAATCTCTAAATCCCAAAAAGAATAAAGCTTAAAAGTAAAACCCGTTGGAAGGTCAACGGGTTAAATTCTATCTGTATTTATGGTTTGGTCGTTTCTTCCGTTCAGGATTTTGCTCTCGATGTTCTTTGCAGAATCCTGAACGATTTTGTGGGGAAAGCCTAGCCCCACAAGTTTTACAAAATTTAGGCTTTTTGAAATCGACTCTTCAGAGCCTCTAAGTCTTCCTGGGAATCATCAAAGCAATGCTCCTCACGGAATAGGGCATAATGCAGTTCAGTTAATTCCCCATAGCACGGGGTATCACAAAACTTGACCGCTTCGTTAAAATCCCATTCCCCCATTCGTTTCTTGCTGCTTCCCATGCGTTCGGCTGTATGTTCACGGACTGACGGCCCACCATAACCACCGCTTGCTCCTGTCACGAAACAGGCAACTGAATTAGCGAAAGCTGCATGATGTTGGTTCGGTGCGTCGGGGTGAGTTGCCTTGCCTAATTCGTAGGCTTTCTTGAGGATTTCAGAATAATTATCAATGTTCATGGTGGTTTCCTTTAGTAGCTGAATTTGCGAAGTAGGTAGGCTGTGAGGATGCCACAGCCAGCACCTAGCAAAGATTCGAGAACGATAGAGAGAATTTGTTGAGACATTTTTAGTTACAGAGGTTTGCTTGAGACAGCGCATTTAACACTGAACTCCGTAGATTGTCGGGTGCGCTACTGTTCCGGTAGCCATAGAATTGTTGGCAAGAATAAGAATTTCCTGCTTTGATCATCTCAACGGTATGAGTAACTCGCCCTTGTTCCCGAACCGCGAGGATAATAGAGCGACCGCTATTGACCGCTTGCCCATATCCCCCGACGCAGTGAGACAGTTGCTCACCCCATAGCTTCAGTTGAGCGTTACAGGTTGGGATTTCCAGTTCCCAACTACCATCAACGGCACAGAGTCCTTGAACCCGCTTGAAGTCAGGGTTGACTTTCAATTCGTAGTCCGGTTGACGACGGACATATTCTTTGGCTAGTGTTTCGTGAACAGTTAACCAACACCGCACCCGACCCAGTTCAGGGAAACCCCCATCAGTTTCGCCTAATTGCTTGTACAGATACCCGGTATCGCGGACTAGGTTGTTGTCAACGGGGTTGACTTCACCCCGAACCTTAAAGGTTGTGGTCTGAATCATTCTTAAAGCAACCTCTGGGGAAAGTGATTTCAAGAAAGCGATCGCATCTTCCTGAAACCCGATAACGGAATCTTCAGGAAGATTCAGATATTTTTGCAATAGGTCGGCGTTCCCATTAACTAACACCATCGCCCATTTGCGGGGTGTAGGGGAGCTATTTTGGAATGCTCTGACCGTCGCTTTTCCTGCTGTACCGAATAGGTGTTCACAGGCTTTAGCGGGTGACAGGAAATCAACCAAACCCAATAACAGTTGATCAGAGTTTTTGGACTGATTTAAATCAGTCCAGGGAAGCGACTCATGGGGAAGATTTAGGACAACTTCTAGTAGTGTTTGATAGTATTTTTTGGCGTATCGGTCGCCGTTGCCATACACCATAAACAGAGGCAACAGTTCAACAAATGACATCCGAGATAGTTCTCGGAATTTTGCCCAAAAAGCCATTGTTAGTTCATGGCGGTTGTAGGTTTCCGCATGGTATGGGGACTTCCATCCCAGGGAATGATAACCTTTCCATCCAGTGCTAACGCCTTGATTAATTCCTTCCCATGCCAGTTTTGCTAGAAAGCGGCTTTTTACCGACATCCGACCAATACGTTCGGCAATCCCTTTCGGGAGGTCTCCACACCATTTCCATGCACGGGCGCAGTCAGGGAGTCGCCATATATTACCAATGCGGTCGTTGACCTCAAAGGCGTTGGCGTTGACCATTACCTTCTTAACCCATAACGGGAGTCGGTTAAAGTTGGGGGTAGTAGCAATTGCCAACACCACTGGCTTGTGAACCTGGTAACAGGAATCCCAAGACCGTTTGGGATTCATCACCTCTTTGTAGAGGTTTAAAAAGCGTTCGGCTTGCCATTCGTAGCGGATACCGATATCCAGCAGCGCACCCGAAGCAAGCCTAAATTGAGCATCGGGATATTCATCATGCCCCAACTTACAAGTTATTAAGTCTTCAGTCCGTGATCTTGCCCAGTACCGGAGTTCTTTGACGGCAGCCCAATCTTTTTTTGCCTGGCTTAAATTAAATTGTTTGTTGCGTGTTGTGGCGTTGTAACACTGCCACGCTAAAAATTTTGCACCTTGGCTTTTCCCTTCTAACAGTTGGAGGAATTGCTCATACCCATCTTCGGGTAGGGACTGGATAAACTCAATTTCCTCAATGGTTAAATCTCGTGAGTTTAGCTGAAACGTATTTTCTAGTCGCCCCGCTATGAGGTTAACCCCTTCCTCAAAAAGAGCTTCCTGTAAAGTTTGACTATTGCGGACACGCGGGGATTTTTTTGAGTTTGACATGGTATTATTCCTTTAGTGATTTTTTCACTCAAGGGTAGAGTTTGATTTCCGGTCGGCTCTACCCTTGCCCTATTTATAATTTACCCCCCACTTCTTAGAATGTCAAGGGGTAGGGGGAGAAAGTGTAAAATTTTTTCGATTTAGGTTGTAAATTTTGATCATCCACTGGGATCTCACCCTTTAAAAACTCCTAATCCCTTGATAAACAAGGGGTTTTGAGAACACAAAATACTTTGGGGTAGTAGGGGTCGTGGGTTCAAATCCCGCCGCTCCGATAAAGCTAAAAGCCGGATTCTATAAGGAGTCTGGCTTTTTGACTATCTAGGGGGTGACACCCCTCTATGGGACATCATTAGACAGCATTAGGCTATATTAGACAGATTATTGATCATCGAATGTGACACAGCCACAGCAGCCGCAACGCAAGAAAGCACCCAAGGGAAGTGTACAGATTAGGGTTGTCACCAGTTCCGCCGGGGTAGACTGGCTCCGGTTGGTATGGTCGCACCGGGGGAAGCGATATTTTCTGAGTTTGGGATTGGAAGACAACCCTCTGAATCGGATGGTGGCTCAAAAGTTAGCTCTACAAATTCAAGGGGATCTCGTGACTGGAAACTTTGATCCATCCCTTAAGAAGTACAAGCCACAAAACGAGATTGAGACTAAACCCACGACAATTTCAATTATTAAGTTAGTTGAGCAATATTTAGAATATAAACAACAGCAAATAGAGTCCGAGACGCTAGAAAAATATAAAGGATTTCTACCTCGAATTCGTCAATATTTTGGAGATAGGGACTTAACCGAAAAATTAGCCTTTGGTTTCCGTGATTGGCTTTTAGAAATCAATGAACCCATCACAGTTAGAGAGAGAATTGTGTTTTTAAATGCTGTGTATAATTGGGCTGTCAAACGTCAATTAGTTTCTTGGAATCCTTGGAGTGAAGTTGTTGTTAAAGTTCCACCAAAGCGACAACCTAAACCCTTTTCAGTTCAGGAAATTAAGTTGATTTTGAAAGGATTTGCAGAGGATCAATACTATTCCCATTATTTGCCTTATGTTGAATTTCTGTTGGGTGTTGGCTGTCGTCCGGGCGAGGCGAACGGATTGCAGTGGAAGCACGTTTTAGAAGACTGTTCGGAGGTTTTGATTACTTGCAAAATGACCGTCAAAGGTGAAAGGAAAACGACGAAGACTAACCGCGATCGCTTGATTCCTTTACCTCCACGCCTTCAAGCTATTCTTAAGTCGATCCGTCATAACCCTGATCCTGATGCTCCGGTATTCACCACGCCGCGTGGATTGCCGATTGACTCGCACAACTTCAGAAATCGCGCCTGGAAACAAGTTTTAGCTAAGGTTGGGGTTGAATATCGCAAGCCTGGTAACTGTCGCCACACCTTAATATCTCACGGGTTATCGCAAGGGAAGAGTCCCGCAGAAATGGCTCAATTGGTGGGGAATCAGGTCGAGACGATTTACAACCACTATGCAGGGAGTGTGATCCATCGCCCCTCGCTGCCTGTCTTGCTAGAGGAAGAATAATTTTTTCACCCCTTGACATTCTAAAAAGTGGGGGGTAAATTATAAATAGGGCAAGGGGAGAGTTGATTTTGCAGTCTAGCTCTCCCCTTGCAGTGAACGACACTAAGAGGATTATATGACACCTGAGCAAAAAGCATTTCAATCCATTTTCCCATCATGGGTTCTTGTTCGCCAGGGTGAAAAAACTGGTGCTAGATATGCCAAGGGGCAGTTAACGATTTGGTTAATTGATTTGGCCTCCGGCCCTCGTGCAACGCTTCAGATACAGGGGGGAAAGCGTCCCCTGTATAAAGGACGTGTTACCGAAAACTTTGAAGAAGCCCTTAACGATGTTAAGGGCTTCCTGGAAAAAAACTTTCCGGGCATGGTTTGATGTTTAGGAGGATGGGGATGTTTTCAATTGTTTATTTGCAGTTGAGAGATAAGGCAATAAAACAAATGTCGTATAAAACTCGAAATTCCTTTTAATGCCTATCAGGAATTGAAACTGGGACATTAGCTTATTACCTAAAATTATGGAGGTTTTAAAATGAAAACAAAAGAAGCAAAAGAACCAAAAACATACAATATCAAACCCAAGACCCTGTGGAGACAGGGATGGGAAGACGGTTATATGGGGAGAAGCAATAATCAGCCGCAAAACCCTCAATACGCAGATGGTTACTGGCGAGGCATCGAAGACGCGATGCTAGATGAGTAGGTGCAAATTGAGTAGGTGCAAATTTTGTGGGAATCCCCTTGCACCTCAAAACCGTTCAGGGTACTGCAAGGAACATCGAGAGAAAAGCCCTGAACGGAAAAAACGCCCCAATTACAAATATCGCAAGAAAAAATAACAGCCATCACCCTCCTATGATCGGAGGGTTTTATTTTGGCAGGACGTGATGGGATGAATGCCCGGAGGTATTGAGTCGAGATTATTAAAAAGATTGAGAGAGTAAGGTGCGAATCTTACTCTCTCGGAAAGTCAATCATTCTCAATTATTTTCAATAATTATACCATATTTAAACATTAAAACAAATATTGATCAATTAAAGACATAATCCCCCTACAAATTATGGTATTTTGTGTTAGGATAAAATGAATTAGATTTGATTCGACACGCTCAACAAATCAACTTTTTACAAATTAATTAACCTCAATAAAAGAGAAAAATGGTAACACAATTAGACCTGTTTGGGAATCATGTTGATGTTCAAGCTAAAGATCCGATCTGGATTTTAAAAAATAGACCTGCACCCGATCCAAACTCCCCCATAGTTGTGAGTTATGGAGGAGGAACCAACAGCACCGCCATGTTAATTGCAATGGTTTTAAAGGGCATTAAACCCGATTTAATTCTGTTCGCAGATACCGGGGGGGAATTGCCGGAGACGTATGAATGGGTTAATACGTTTTCTGATTGGTTGCATAATCAAGGATTCCCATCTGTGACTGTTGTAAAACGAGGTAAAGTAGAAGCAGTCAGGGAGCGCAAGGCGTTAGTTGTTAAATGGGATGTAATAACGAAATCTTTTGATTGGTTCCTTTTATCTCTGTATTTAGGCATCTTGTCCAATGGAAATCAATTTTTTGAATACTCTAATTTGTACGAAAAGTGTATAACATTAAAAGCTCTACCATCAAGGGTTTTTAATAAAGGGGAATGCTCTATTAACTATAAAATAAAACCTCAACAGTCCTATTTAGAGGGCTTTTACTCTGATATTATAGGGGACACCAAAATCAGAATGTTTATAGGTTTTCATTCCGAAGAAATAGGGAGATTAATCAATAAAAAGGAAGATCCTTTTGAGACGGAATTTTATAGAAAAGAATATCCATTAATAGAGTGGGGTTTAAATCAAAAAAATTGTATTAGTTTAATAGAATCTATTGGTTTAGGTGTCCCTCCGAAATCAAGTTGTTTTTTTTGCCCAAATAGGAAGCCCTCCGAAGTTCTTTTTTTAAAAGAAAAATACCCTGAACTTTACGATGCAGCCTGTTTTATGGAGGAAAATTTTGCAGATAGAGCTAAAGAGATTGTGGGATTGGGGCGAACTTGGAGATGGTTGGATTTAGATAAATTGTCAGCATTAGAGCAACTCATAATTGACAATAAACAGGAATCAAGAAGATGCGCGTGTATTGATTAGCTTTTGATACAATAGAAACTGTACACAAAAGCTTCAATATTTTTAGCCAAAGCGGGAGTTAAACCCCGCTTTTTAATGTCAAAATAACCTTGCCTTCAAATATTCCCGATCCTCCTCTGGAATCAGGGGAATAATTAACTTTTTAATCTCTTCAAATACCAGATCCTCCGACTGGTTAGCATCGATAACAGTCCAACCATGTTGACCTGCCAACTCCAGATATCCAAGCCGTACACGCTCTAAGAATGGGCGATCGCTTTCCATACAATCCAAGGGTTCTGTTTTGCGACTAAGGGCATTCTCCACAAAGCAATCCAAGATAATCGTTAGGTCGGGCTTTAATCCTTCTGTTGCCTCACTGTTGAGCCGTTGGATGCGTGGGATATCTAACCCGTGTCCATAGCCTTGATAGGCGAGTGTTGATGGAGTGAAGCGATCGCAGAATACCCAAAACCCACAATCGAGCATGGGTTTGATTATAAACTTACAATGCTCCCGTCTATCTTCTATTAATAAATCCAATATTAATAAATCCAACTGTCTCACTGGGGTGAAGTGGGTTTCCTTTAGCTGTTTTCTAGTCTTTTTGTCAAAGGGTTCCTCAGTTCTGTAGAGCTTGATCTTAGTATTAATTTTTAACCACTCGATTAATCGAGTCAAAATCGTACCTTTCCCACTTCCATCTATACCGTCAATCACAATAAATTTGTGCATAAATCCTCAATAGTAAAGGGTGTTTAAGATATTAATTTAGATGACACCCTAGATATTAACTAGCACATAGTTATTTTAACAAAAATTACAGCATTTTTTACTTAATAGATGTTAAATAATAGTGAAATTAAATACTTGAATTAAAATACTTAAATCCCTATATCCTCTCCGGGCTGAGTGAAGTGATTGCGATCCGTGCCTTTTCCGGGGTTGAGTGTCTAGAGTCTTAAACCCCTATCAGCAAAGGGATTCACCCACTAGGGGCTTGAGGAATAAAAAATTTTTGCTCTACCTGTTGACACCTGTTGACGCTTGTTGTAGTATTAGAAATGTAGAAACAACACAGGAGAAAATCATGAAAGTTATCAACGCCACGCCGCACGCCATTGTTATTTGCTCAAATGAAGGGGTAACTCAAGACCCCAAAACCAAGCAGTTCACAGCCGGAAGTGTGACTCCGTTATTCACACTTCCCCCATCAGGAATCATACCCCGTGTGGCAATTGCCAACACCGAATCCGAGCCTATTCTCGGTATTCCCGTCCAGTCAGTACAGTATGGAGAGATTGAGGGGCTACCCGAACCCTCTCCCGATGTCTTCTATGTCGTATCGGGACTGGTAGCATCCGCCGCCGTTAAAGTTGGGCGGACAGATTGTTTAGCTCCTGGTGCGCTAGTCCGAAACGCCAACAACCCTTCAGAGGTTCTAGGCTGCCTTTTTTTGCAAAAGCCTTAATAGTCAGAGTTGGCGACGGTTGCCCTCGGTGTGGTAGCCATAAGATAGTCAGATATGGCTATACCGAACACCGTCGTCGTCGCCTCAAATGTAAGGATTGCGGAAAACTATTTTAACTTTAATCCCTCTAAACATTTAGAGGGGTTTTTATTGATTTATTAGGTATAATATAGATGATGCTTAAATAAGGATAAATCATGGTTAGTTATTTAACCCTTTTTGTTGTTTGTTTATTGTTTGGGATTGCTGGTGTTATGCTCGCCAATAAATTAAGTTAATTAAACTTCGTTCACAAGCAATGTCAAATATTCCTGTAATGAAATTAATACAGGTAACTTGTAGTGAGTTACCTGTATTTGCTGATCGTCCAATTGAAATCCAGGTGTACACAGAAATTATACCATTATTTAATCTTAATTTGTAGGTTTAAAGCGTCATTCTTGAGAGTGTCAATCATGACGTTGATTAGGGTTAATTTGTTTTCTGGGTCGGGTTTCTTGGTTGGTATTTTTATTCATGTTTACTTGGGGGTTAAACCCTCTAAATATTTAGAGGGTTATTTTTTACTCGGTTTGAACAAAAACGTTTCCCAAGTTTAATGATTATCGACTAATCACTAACGTCGTAGTCTCAGGTAATCTCACGTCAGGATAAGCCACTCGCCAAACATCGTGACTATAGAGGTTTTTGAATTCATACCGAGCGTCTGGCACTTTCTTAATTTCTTTACCCATCTTCAAACTGAGAGCTTTGAGCGATCGCCAATCAAATCTTGACTCATGGATTTTATTGAACTTAGCGATCCGAACGATAGAGGAGTAATCGAACAACTCATCCAACGCTTCAGACAGTTGATGATTTTCAGCCTCAAGCAACGCTTTCTCAGCTTCTAACAGTTCTTTAGCTTCTACCTCTGCAATTAACGCCTTGAGAGCTTCTTTATAGTTTTGGGGAAGTGACGCAGGCTTTTGGCTTAATTTGTCTTTAGCTACTGCAAACGCTTTAACGAGGTTAACCTTGCAATTTATAACTTGCTCTGTGTTCCGAGAGAATGTCATTAAGAGGGTAGCTTGATCTTCTGTCAGATAGGCAATGTTCTCAGGACGACCGCCCCGACTCCCTTCTAGGGGTTTCGACACAGCAAATGTAATAACCCCAAACCCTTGCTCTATAACGCTTTGATGTTTTTTGATGTTTTGTATTAATGCTCTGTGTTCAATTCCCAGTTCCTCAGCAATCAGTCGAGAATCAACAACTAAAGCACCATTCTGTGTGGTAATGTCAAGAATAGCCATGTTTACTCCGTTAAAGTAATTCGTGGTTAGACTTAATTAGAAGTTTAGGCTTTTAATTAAGTCGTCTATTTATATTATAATATAAATTCAATACTTTGGTTTAATTTAGTAAAACTATATAGACTTAATTGCAGTCGCTCAAACCTTCAAAAAATGCACCCTACATTATCAGTTAGACACCCTTAATCCATTGCTTCAAAAGATTGTCTTTGATCATCGATTGCTTCAACAATTCCATGAGATAATCCTGCGCCTGTTCCAAGTTTAGCGTCTTCACTTGTTCATTTAGCATCTTTAACTTGAATTGTTGCTCTAACGATAAATCTGGCGATTGAATCTCTTGCATAATTCCCTCTTTAGTTGTGTTAAAAATTGAGTTAATTATAACTCAAAATAAGCTTAATTGTTTAAATTCCGGTATATTTTCTTGATTAAAATTTTCTAAAATTGTATCGTTTTCTACCGTTTCCCTTGGTTGGTTTACTCGTTTGCAAGCTATGTCAAAATATTCCTTTTCCTTCTCAATACAGATATAGTTTCGGTTTAATTCTTTGCAAGCGATCGCTGTTGTTCCACTACCACAAAAGGGGTCTAAAACTAAATCACCAGGGTTTGTTATCCATTGAATCAATGTAGAAATAAGTTGAACTGGCTTTTGCGTGGGGTGTACGGTTCTTTCGTTTACCTTCATACAGGGTTTATTGGGTGACTCAATAACGTCTGTTTGATGCCTAGTTCCGTGATTAACCTCAACAAAACCTTCTGGATTTCCCATGTTAAGCTGTTTCCATGCGCTTCTTTTTAACCCAGGAGATCTTTTTATATATGGAACTCCTGGTTTAAGTATTTTATTAAAAGTTAGTTTTTCTACAGTGTAGTTTGGATACGCAAAAACGGCATACATTTCCATTTGCGAAGGCGGTTTCTTGGCATTATAAGATCTAAATCCATGATTGGGTTTTAACCACGCTCCTGTCCATCTTATAGGGAAATATAGAGATAACTGTGCTAACAATTCTATACTTCCAAAACTTGCTATCTGCCCGTTTATTTTGAGTTTTAATAACAATAGTTTAGCCAATGTTTCAATACAATAATTCGTTGTATCAAATTCTAACTTCGTTGTTAGATAAGGCGGATCAGTAATCACAGCATCAATTGACTTGTCAGGAATATCCTTTAAAACTTCAAAACAATCGCCATGAATAATTTGATTAATCATATTATATTTGTTGCGGCGAACTTACCATAATTCTATGTTTAAACTGCATTCGATATTATTCAACAAATCAAAAAGTAGAACACCCTGAATCTAATTATCTCTTTTCCCTGTCAATCGGGGTAAGATTTAACTTTCATTTACTCGCTACCAATTCCTTTAAAGTTTTACCCGCCGAAAAACTGGGTTTAACTGTTGCAGGGATTAACAAAGATTCCCCCGTCTTGGGATTCCGTCCTTCGCGCTCTTTTCGTTCCAAAGTCTTAAACGTTCCGAACCCGACTAAAACTACATCCTCTCCCTTAGCTATCGTTTCTGTGATTACGTCGAGGGTAGCACCTAAAACGTCGTGAACCGTCTTTCTAGGCAAGCTTACACGGTCGGCGATCGCTTCAACTAATTCCTTTTTATTCACAATAAAATCTCCAATTGTTAATAGTATTATATAACAAAAACATTCTTATTCCAAGCAATAACTAACAACATTCCAAGGGGATTCAATCTCATTTCCCCACTTCTCCAAACAGAAATTAATAAAAACCTGATAATCCCCTTGAGACTTCATCCACAGTTTAGGGTACTTCCCTTTCAGTTCCTTGACCGTGAAAGTCTCCTCAGATACCGTCACTTGCCTATTTAATGCTATTAACTTAATTATAGTAGAATTTTTCATAATAAAAAGGATTTTTTATTGGTCAGGATGGTGTTTAACACTTTTTTTAAACTTATTAATAACTGCAATAGCTTTTTTATATTCTAAATTCAACTTCTGATTTTTTTCTTGTAAATCAGCTATTTGATTATTGATACTTGAATTGCTTTGCTCTTGTAGTGTGGTTAATTTTTCCTTTAAGTTAATATTCTCAGCTTCGATTTTGCGAAGATTGTTTTCTCTGTATTCAATCTCCCTTTCAAGAGTCCTAATTTTCCCTTGAAGTTCCACAATTATTTTAGCGTTTTTAATATCAAAAATTCGATTAATAGCAATTCCGATTACGCTACTACCACTCAGTAAAATGCCGGTGAACCCCAGGACAGTTTGGATGGTTTGGTCTGGAGGGGTTGTTGTTGTAGTAGTAGTAGCCTGAAGAATGGTTAGCATATTAAGATTTATAGGTATACTTTATAGATAACACAATTCCCACAAGAGTTGAGAAAAAATTCCCGCAAATTAAAGCAGAAATATTCCCGTTTTGTTCAATTCCTATGGCTCCAAAAAAACCGAGAACAAACAACACTGAAAATATATGGCAGATATTCAATAACAAATAGCAAGCTACCCAAACGGGAGAGCTAACATAATGATTTTTTTTCAACTTATAAACAAATACCCAACAAATCACACCACTAATTCCTACCCCCAGCATCAAGGCGTTCAGGAAGTCTATGCTTTCGTTCACGAAATAAATAGAAGTTTTTGGCGGGGTAAATATCACCCCAAAAAAACCTAATAAAATCATCACTAAGAAATGATGATTAAAAAACAATGCTTGACCCAAATAATTAAACTTAAAAACTGGTTTGTTGTATCTCTCGTATTCAATCAACGTCGGGAAAGTCCTGTTTTTTTCTCTTTCTTTCCTTGAGTTTTTTGTTCCGTTCATAATAGTGTTCCCATACCAAAAACAACGATAGAAAACTGATAAAAATCTGAATAACCAAAGTTGAAACTTTGATATATCCAAATTTTTGATAGCCAAATTTATTTAAACTATCAAATATCAGCATTATACCACTGTTAATCAATAGCGTTGAACTCAAGTATTTATTTAATTTTCTATCATCAAAAAATAAGAAGATGCCATTAACAATAGAAATTAGTCCGGCAAAAAACAGCAGGAAAATATAGCCAGAATTGTCGATTGTCAATGGCATATTGTTAATTATTTTACTAACGGGTCGTTGTCCATAGATTCAAGTGCGACTAATTCCGCGTCTAATTTTTCTTGATATTCCTTCTCAAAGGCATCAATAAAAATAGGGACAAAAGCCTCAACCGCATCGTGCAGCCCTGGATATTTAGCCAGTGGAATCCTAATGATTCCGCTTTTATTTGTTGGGATTATATGACCCGTTTCGTGGTCAACCATGACAATCACATAACACGCTTCAATAAACTCTCGATTGACAATTCCAGTTTGAGGATTTGCAGTTTCAAACTGTTGTCTGTAAACAATTCGATGTTCTTGGTAACTCATTTTTATGCTCCTATTAATCCGTGAGTTGTCAAATCATCAATCAACGCTTTTACTCTTTCAGCTAATTGTGTAAGAGTTACCGTTGAAGTTGCAAAAGTTGTTCGAGTAGCGGTTCCCGTTGGTGCAGTCCAACCAGTTTTTCTATTAGAAACCACTTGATTTATCCCCCAAAAAATCCCTGTTGAAGTTAGATTAAAGTTTTCAAGAATAGACAAGGTGCTTGTGCTAGGAAGATAAGACAACATAGTAACAAGCGATGCCGCACTCCCACCAATCGAACTAGAAGCCGATGCTCTAATTCTAGTTTCTCCTGTATCAAGAGTTTCAAGAACGCTACCGTAGCCACCTAACAAACACCTATAGCCCGAAGAGTTTGTTGATGGATAGAGATTTAACGAGAGCAATTTTTTGTTATACAAATTTGTGTCTGACGACATTTCTCCGACCAAAGAAAGTTTTAACGCCCCCCCAATGGTGTTATTTCCACCAATATATTGATTTCCTCCAATCCCCTGACCGCCAGGGATTACACTAGCTCCCGTGGTGGGAGAGGTTGAAGGTGTTGTGGAATTAGTTGATATCACACCTCTTAGGTAGGTATTGGTAATATTGAAATCACCAATCGTCACCGTATTAGAGCCGTTACCAGTGGCGTTATAGCCAAAAACATTTTCATTTGTTGCATTCTGGGTTCCTTTGGTGGCATCGCCAAAGAAGCAGGAGTTATTTGAGACAGTTAATCCCGTAATCCCGTCAGCGATGTAACGTCCTGCATCAACTCCAAAACCTGCCAAATTACTCCCTGTAATATTGTTGAAAAGCGCACCAACTCCAGAGGCAGTTAAATTATTCCCTGTAGTGTTATTTTGTAAAGCCCCAACTCCAAAAGCAGACGAATTATTCCCTGTAGTATTAGAACGAAGCGTATTAAGTCCAGCGGCAGTTAAACTACTCCCTGTAATATTGGACAAAAGCGCACTAACTCCAACTGCCGTTGAATAATTCCCTGTAGTATTATTTTGTAAAGCCCCAGTTCCAAAACCTGCCATACCAATACCTGTGGTATTGGCCTGGAGCACACTAACTCCTGTTATTGTATTTGTGCCTAAACTCCCCCCTCCTCTCCCAATAGGAATCAAATTATAAGAATTGGCACTAACAGTACCCGCAAAAATAGCACCCGTAATCCCTAAACTAGCACCACGAATCGCACCCGTAGTAGGAGAGGTTGATTCGGCCGCACTGCTAAAGGTAGTGCTGGTACTATCTACTGAAATTCTGACTGAATTTCCTGCACGAAGGCTTAGTGTATCTGTTGAATTGGCATAATAAACCCCACCCTGCTCACTCGCATCCGTGTCACCAAATACAACCCCTACTTGAGAGGTGTTTCCACCCAAAACACTGATAATTGAACCAGAAGCTACTGTCCCACCACCAGCAGTGAGGAGTAAAGCGGTATGTGCGTTCAACGTGGGAACAGTAAAAGCTCCCCCTAATCTTCCTATTGATAATTTTACTGTAGGCGAAACCACACCAAGACCCAAATTGCCTGTTACATTTCCCCCTGCTAGGGATAGGTAAGAATCAATATCAATCAAATAATTCCCGTTCTCTGTTTTTTTGAGAAATCCTGGGGTGTCAGATAATGCCTGGAGAGCTATTAATTCATTCCCTATACTATTAGTCGAAACCGCAGTTACTTGACCTTTGGCGTTGACGGTAATAACAGGGATTGAACTAGCACCGCCAAACGCACCAACATTACTATTAACTGTTGCCAGAGTTATCGCGCTTGAAACATTAGCTGAACCATCAAAACTAACAGAGTAAGTTGCGTCTCCAGTTGTTGAAATTGTCCGGGCGTTTGTTAGTTTTAACGCCTCCCCCGCCGTTGCCGAGCTTGATATTTCAACATAAACAGTACCAGACCATCGATAGGTTTTGTTAGTATCTTCGGTGACATAAATTTTGCCAGTCTCACCCGCAACCGGAAACGCTGCAAGGTTAGCAAAATTCAAAACATCATCAACATAAGATGGTAATCTATCTGATGAAATCAACCCCGATGATGCGTTTAATGCTGTTAAAATCGAATCATTTGTTGTTAATCCTTTAGTGAAGATTGAAACAGTTGGATCTGCTTCAACAGCGATCGCTCCCACGTCAGACGCATTTAAGCTGATCTGATTTTTAGGAACTTTCGCATTTGAATCAAGAGAAGCAACACCATTGGCGATCGCTTTTTCAATCTGTAAAATAAATTGAGAATAATCAACAATTTGACCCATTCCCATGTTAATAACCTCTCACTAATCGAACTGATTTGCCCGCAGGAATAACGATGTTAATTTCAGGGTGTTTGTAGGGATAACAAGATTCTAGGTTGATATATTCTCCTGTAGAATAAGTCAATCCGTTTATCGTCACATCTCCTAAAATTACCTTTAAATAAATTTGAACACTACCCGCAGGAATAACGGTGTTTGTCGTTAAATCCCTCCAGTCTGCGGTTAAATTTGTTTCAAGTAAACTAACAGGAATTCTGCCACTTGATAAAGCTGGAAGTTTGCCACTAATTGCTGTTGCTGTAGCTTCTGTGGCAAGAGAGGAAACATCAGTTGATCCACCTCCACCGCTTTCGTTGGAGATTGCCCTGTAGATCTCCCAATAAGGCAGGGTTTGAGCAGCATTATCTAAAGCCTCAATCTGAGCGCGAATTAAAGCTGCTGCCTGAGTTTGTTGATCTGCTATATCTGGCATATTTTTAAATAGATCAATATAATTCAAGTCTATCCTTTGACACTGTAAAAAGCTTTTCAATATAAGAAAATCACCCTAAAACAATTGCATATTTTTTCGCAGAGGATTCAATATAACTTAAAATATCTGATTCCATTTCTATAATACCTTGATGAGAAATAGAGGTCACGGTATTCTCGTAGTAATACGCCACAAAAACCAGATAATTTCCACTTAAGAAACTAGAAGTCCCATTAATGGCACTGATTGAATTAATAACAGGAGTATACAGACCCAATTCAGACACTGGAACAGAAGATGACGATCCGCCTACTCCTGTCAGCGTTAAGATTTGGGTCGTTTCGTCAGGTTCCAATGCGACAGAGTACAAATAACCCCCCACCCAAACCCGGACAGAAGTTGCGTTAAATATCCCTTTTGCATTTCCAGCAATAACATCAGGGTAGTCAGATCTGATAGCTGTAGGACGCGTTAAATTGATTTGTAATTGAGTCGAAGAGCTTAACGCTATCTCCCTCGCAAAAACGGGTTTCCCGATGCCATTTAAGGTTCCAATCTTTGCTCTTAAAACTTGACCTGCATTTAACTCAGAAACAACTAAACAAGTGCCATTCCCGTTAATAGCAACGATTTGATTAGCAGTGTTGGCAACTAAACCAAAGACCCCACGCTCTCCCACCCCAATAAATGATCGCCCATTGACAATTCCTGATCCCGATAAGGCGATCGCACTTAAACCCGTATCAGGGACAATTCGACGTAAATCTAACCCCGCACTAATTAAATTGCCAATGATTGCAGCCACACCCGAATAGTAGCCAACACGCTCCCCGATTGACAAACTGACCTCTATCTGTGCATTCTCGGCTACTCTACCCCCTAAACTTGCCACGTCAACCTGAATCTCCACAGCAACTAGATAGGCATATCCCGATGGCAAATCTTTTTCTAAAATTAATCCCGAATTGTTGTTGGTATAAGTAATTCTTTGATTAATTCCCGTCATCTCCCCACCCCCAGAGGCGGAGGTATCCAGAGATCCGTCGGTCAATTTGACGTATCCTAAAAATGTCAAATTGACCGCACCTGCACCAAAAAACAGATCAGTTAAGTCCGTATCCCCCCACGATATCCCTACTGATATGGATCTCCCCGCAAAATAGGGAGATGTCGTTTCGTTTCTGAGCCAAAATTTAACAGGCTCTGAGTAGCTTCGATCAACAGCATAATCCGGTCGGATAATGATTTGTTTTTGCTCTTCTGTAAACTCAGAGAGTTGGCGATCGCACCCATTAATTGACCGAGTGGAGGATATTAAGGTTTGAAATTCCTGGGGATAAACAGCGACCCATTCCCCTCCTACCCATGCCCTAATTTCTCCCCACGCATCAACATAAACCCGCATCCCTTCAATTTTATTAGTGGGAAGTTGAGAGGTGTTTCCTATGCTTAATTGAGTTTTAAAGTGATCGTCTTTATTAAGTATTATTGTTCCAGGGAGAACATCTAAAGCGGAATAAGTGGCAATAACGTAAGCAGCTAAATAGGTGTTTGTGGGGCTAAACGAAAGGATATAAGAAATTGCTTCGTAACCTTCACAATTGCAGTCAGGAACCGTCACACTCAATCCTTGACCTGCGGTTAAATTGATGGTGGTCGGAGTCGAATATAAGTTGAATCCTTGTCGGTTTTGCATCTGCCAATACAGAGATCCACTAACCGCAGTTGTTAGACTTCCGACTGTAACGTTAACAACCGGGGCGGATATTTGAGATGGAATCCCAGCATAAGTTAGCATATTTTATCCTTAATATTCATTTAACCTTGTATAACTCGCCACGTTCCTTTATGCTTGAATGCGATCGCTTTACCCGTTACAACACCCTTACAAATAAAACTTTTCCCCATTCCGGTAAACATTGATCCGCTACTTCCCAAAGGGTAGGCTTTACCAATTAAAACAGAATTATTAAGCTGTTTTAAGTTTTCCATTATCTTTTTAGAGGTATCTAACGTCGCCATGCTACGGATTCCCTAATCGTTCTAGTTTGGTTTGTTGCTGTTGCGGTTTGCCCTTTATATTTTCCAATAATTGAACTCCCTGAAACAATCCAGCTAGGTTGTCCTTTCTCAAGGATTTTTAGTAACTTTTCCGCTAATTCTCTCTCTTTTGGAGATGTCATTTTTAATTTCTCCGGTTAGGAACAGTAGAAGGTAAAACCCCTCCCAAGATTATTATAGTCGCATTCTTATCTATTTTAGGATCTTCTCCTTGATTGCTGTTCCCGTCATTATTAAAGTTAGCTAATTCCTCTCTAACCTCTACTTTTACGCTTCTATTATCCCATAAGCCAAGAGTTAACTGAGTGCCATCTGAAGTACAAATCGGATCTAAGCCATAGATATTTTGACTTCCATCAAATTGTAGAGTATAAGACGAAGAAAGTACCCTGAATCTTCCCGTGAATTTATCCCCACTAAAAGTACAAAAATCTCCCCCTTCAATATTTGGGAAGTGCCAGCTTACTGTTCGAGTTTCTTGGGTGCTTTGTAGGGTACTGATCTTTAATTGGGTTTCTACTGCCTTTTCAGCTTCCTCTAGTGTTGAAGCAGCCCCAAAACTTAGACTCTCTCCCCCCTCTGACGCCCATTCAGGGATTGAATCAGAGTAGACAAAGTAGCGTTTTCCGACACCTTCTTTTGTCGTTACAACACTTTTTGTATAGGTTTTTTTGGGTTGCTGTTGCTCCCATGTTGTTTTCCTGTATTGAGCTTCTGGGGGTCTACCCTGAATCTCCCGATATCGAACATTCTCAACCCCGTCAACAAACCCTGCTCCCGATGCGGTTAACTCCACTATTTTCTCGGTTGAATATTCGTCGTTCTTTTTAGTCCAAATTGATTGATAATAGCTTTCTTCTCCTGTAACAAGTGCTGGCAGAGGATCTTCGCTGGTTGAGTCGGGGTGAGCCATTGTCGCAATCGAAGACGCTTGGCGAGATTCCGTCCAGACCAGCATCGGCTCCACAAAGTCCATGTCAGCAGTGATTAAGCCCACTTTCAACCTTCGATTGGAACCTTCTACTGGGGGTGTGACCTTTGAGAACAATTTTCGCTGCATTTGCTCGTCCATTTCATCCCAAAAAACCCACTCAATGCTGTAAGGGACTGTATCCTGTTCATAGTCTGCGCGCATTGATTTGATGTAAAAGCTAGTTACATCTTGCCTGTTTATTTTTTGAAATTTAACTACTTTCCACCAAGGATTTTCGTCTATCATTCCCTCCCCATCAACAAAAGTCATCTCACGGGTATCAGTATCCCCTCCCGGTTCCTCCTGTTGAAATCGACTTAATTTCCATCCAGACGTGACGATACTTGTTAAGTATTTAGCATTTGAAACCTTAGATTGAAGTCCCCTCACTGAATCACCACTTCCTAAATATTTTTCATAATCTGGATGCACAGTTAACTGATATTCTATTTCTTTTGTGTTCTGAGGTGTAGTAAGTGTGTAAATCGGTGGTGAAATTGCCTGATAATAATAACGAGTTTCCTGATATTCGATTAGTTTCCAGTGTCTCCACGGATCAAGAATCATTAATCCATCAGGCGTTTCAATAAAATCTTTTAAGTAATAAGCAAATCCCCAGGTTTCAATAACCTCTCTGTCTGTTTGCCCGTCAATTGAGTAGGTTGTTCTCCTGACTTTCTTGGGGCCGGATTGGTCTAAGTTGCTGTCTAAACTCCTTAAAATAGCTGTTCCTTTTGGTGGGTTTGTTACGTCTTGATCATATTCATATTCAGTCTTGTATTCAGGTTCTTTTTCCTCGAATTCGGGAGGTAAATTTGGGTCAACTTGCTCTTTGTTACTTTCCCTTGGAGTCCATGTCAACGCGGCTCCATTGTAATAGGGAGCCACACCTAGTTGATTAGAGCCATCTGATATTTGTTCTCCCCAACTAAAGCTATAGCTAGATCCTGAATTGGCTTTTTTAAGGTCAACATTCACCCCATAGCAGACATAACAGCCCTTTATTCGAGCATATTCTTCTAATACATCGTCAAGGCTCATCATTGTTTCTGAGTTGACATCCTCAGCCCAGATATCAAAGCTTCCCGACAGGTTCACACCTGCTTTTGAAGCCAATTTACTCGCCGATATTTTTCCCGTTCTAATATCCACTAAAGGTTTTACCTTTACCTTGCGAGCGCATAAAACCTTCCACCATCCCTCTAAATTAATTGAGACAGTATAGACATTAATCTGTTGGGTTCCTCGATAAACGTATCCCGTCCGACTGTAGCTATAACCGCCATCGGGAGCAACTCTAAATGGAATCCCGTCTATGGTGATTCTTGTATTCCTTGAAGGATTATAAACTTGCTTAAATCCTCCAATATTATCTTCTGTTATACCTTCGTAGTTAATCGAGGCACTGGGATGTTCCTCAAAACTCTTTGTAACAGTTAATGACCCTAGCCGAAGAGGAATAGGTAAACTAGGAGGGTTTTTGATGATATTATTTTTAAATAATGGACGGGAAACAATAGGCATAATATCAAGTGATTAATTTTAAAGATTGAATGGCATCATCCCAGAAAAACTGACCAGGTGTAAATTCTCCCTGTTGCTCAACAAACCGTCTACCTCTCCATTCTACATAATCAATAAACCCTAAGTTCTCCCCAATATTAAAGACATTGAGTTGACCAATTAGCTCCTGATGTGCGGTATATTGCCCTGTCATCTCCAAAGTTTCCCCTCCTCTAATCCGACAGCAGGAATTAGAGCAATCAATCACAACTCGCTCCCCTACTTGCCCAAAATTAAGGGGGACACCTCTATTTAAAACTTGAGACACAATCATTCCCGATGGAACAAATACTATCAACTCACACATTACCCTGGGGATAGGGGCGTTAAATTCTATGGTTAAATTAATACTATCAGGAACGGTATTAGTCGCAAAATAGACAGTAGTTTTTTGTAAATAGAATCTTTGCCCAGTCAATCTATCTGGGTTTGTGGCTTGAATAAAATTGTTTATCCCGACCCGTAGAACAGCTAAAAAAGGCAGATTTATTTTATAAAGGGTAAAGACGGCATCAGGGGTTGTTAGCTCTATTGGGGAAGGGTTAACGCCAGGGTATTTGTGAAATGTTTTAGTTTGAAATAAAGGAGCTAATGTCTGATTTCCTTGTGCAGACAAAATAGGAGCCGATAAATTAAATGGGCTCAGGATTGTTGCGGGTAAGTTAGAATTAGAGAGCGTGAACATAAAAAATTAATTTAACTACTAATATTATCCCGTGAATTATCGCCAAGAATTAAAACAGACCATAGAATTGTTTGTCCCTCAAGTTGAACAAGCATTTCTCAAAGCATTCTTTCTAAAAGACCTCGATTTCGGGCGGGATTTAATGGTGGGGGAGCGGACGGGTGCGATAGATTGGTATACCTCTGACCTGGGATCTCTTGTAGGAAACGTGATGATTTCGATGGGTTGTAGCTCCCGATTAAATGCCGAGATAGAAAAAGCAACCGAGGCGATTTATGCCAGACACGGGATATTTTCCATTAACGAGGAGGTTGTTAGAACCCTGAAGCTTTCAACCGCCAAGGTACAGCTAAAAGGGGAAGTTAACGCTACAACAGTGCAACAAACTTCTTCTCGGCTCTGGGTAGCAATTTCCACGTTTCAAATTGACTGTTTTATTGGGTTATGAATTTATTTTTTCATCCAATCAGCCAGTCCTTCTCGGTAAGTTTTAGCAAACGCATAGCATACCGCATCGGCTAAGTTAGGCGATCGCCCGATAATACTCTTAATATCATCTTTTTTTGTAATCATTATTGTTTTTCCAGACTCCCACCACCGGAAGGCACAGAGTTCTTCTTTTAATTGATCGTCAGGAGGTAAACAGATCGGGATTTGATTCTTGGGGTCTAATAAGTCTCGCAGATTCCAGTACCAATAAGTCCGCATATTAGCAAAAGTCAAGAGTCCGCTTTTGTCTTTCAAATACTCGCCGTTTCCATCCTTCGCGGCTTCACTTCCTTTCAAGGGAATAACGTGCATTTTCATCCCTCGACAGGTATCGTGAACCGCAGCA